AGCAAGTTCGCCGCGTTCAGTTCTACTATCCGCCGAAAGCGTATTGTAGTCGTCCGGGATGAAAAGGAAGCCATCAAAGAATCCATCCTGAATGAGATCCTGCTGCGGTATGATACGGCCAATGCCAATGGCGCCCTGACGGGTAGCTTCGACCGACTGGATACCGGGATCAAGGATTCGAAGACCGGCGAAATGGTTGTCTTCACCCAGGGGTTCCGGGCCAGCTCCAAAGAAAAGAAGGCCAACCTAAAGGGGGTGAGCAATGTCGATATAGCCCTGCTGGAAGAAGCAGAGGACATACGCGACCAGCTGAAATACAATACTTTCGCTGACTCTATCCGTAAGGAAGGCGCCCTCATCGTTATTATCCTGAACACACCTGACATAAATCACTGGATCGTCAAACGGTACTTTACGCTGGAGAAGGTCGATATTTCCCAAATATGGCCTACAGAACGAGATGACGGGGGATATTACGATATCATACCCAAGCAAATCCCAGGTGTCGTGGTGATCAAATCCAACTTCACGGATAATACCTTTCTGGCTCAAACAACGGTCGAAAGCTATAAAGCATATGGCGATACTAATAGCTTCAAATTCAACAAACACTATTATCTCACAGCCATCCTTGGCTACGCCTCCACCGGCCGCATGGGCCAAATCTTCTCCGGCTGGAGGGCCATCACTAATGACGAATTCAATGCCATTGAAGCCAGGTCCATCTTCGGCCAGGACTTTGGCAGCACTTCGCCGGCTGGCTTGGTAGAATGCAAGACCGTCAACAACCGGGTCTATGTCCGCCAGCACAATTACAAGGGCATGACCGAAAAGCAAATAGCCATCCTATATTGTGAGCTGGGGTTGAAGGATGAAATTATCATCGCTGACAGCGCGGAGCCGATGACCATAGGTCGCCTGCGGAACGGCTGGCAAAAGTCGGAGCTCACCGACCAGGAACGAAAAGACTTGGAGGAACATGAAAAAACCGGTAAACCTTGGCGGTATGCCATGCTGACGAAGGGCTGGAATATTTACCCTGCCCTAAAGCCACCCGGGTCGATCATAACTGGCATAAAGAAGATGATGGATATGGAAATATTCGTCACCCAGGACAGCGCGGATCTATGGACGGAGTATAGCAGCTATGTGTGGGCGACAGATAAGAATAAAATGCCCATTGACGAACCAGAAGATGCTAATAATCATTTAGTTGACCCATTACGCTATGTCATCACCGGCCAAGGCCGCTATTATTAATTGGGTATATACCGCAGCACCTCATTCGCCTGCTGTACCTCTTGCCGGGGATTGGGTTTCTTCTTAAACCGCTTGACGTCGAACCACCAAATGCCATCATTAAACCGCCTGGCGCAGGCATCGCAGACAATATCGAACTTCTCCGCGGAAAGCGATAGGCCTATGTCCACATAGACCACTCCGCATCGGCAGCGCTTCATAGCAATGACCTCGTATTCCCGGGTAAGAATGAGCGGGCAGGCCAGCAGATCCGGCTGAAGCTGGCCATTATTGGTGCAAATGAGGATGTCGCCGACGGTGATCATTGCAAATATTGCTAAAATAGCGTATTTTTCGCCCAAATGAAAGCAAATATACTCCTTCTGGCCTTATCCTTACCAGTAATCGCCGGCGCCCAGAAAATGAACCCGGATACCCTTTCTTTCAACTATTCCGGCATTGTGCAGGTTGACAGCACTGCGGCCAAGGTTCTCCAGGCCCGCGCCCGGGCCTTTGTGGCGGAATCCTTCGCCTCAGGCAAAGAGGTTGTCCAGCTGGATGACTCGGAGGCAGGTATCCTTGTTATCAAAGGAACCATAGCCCCCATTGTAAAGGTCCCACTCCTGGGAAAGATCGAATATGGCTATGTCCATTTCACAGCCAAATGGCAGTTCAAGGATGGACGCTATAAGTATGCCTTGTCGGAATTCACGCACGAAGCTCACGAACCGAATATGGGGTCTGGAGGTGCCTTAACGAACAGAAAGCCTGCCTGCGGAACGTTCACCATGACGGAAGGCCAATGGCGCCAGATCAAGGCGAACACGAATGACCGGGTTATTGAGTTTATTGATCGGCTGCGGGCGGCGATGAGGGAGGGGAACAGGGAGGATTTTTAAAGCTCTTCAATGAAATATACCCTATCTTGAGATGGGAAGCCTTGCCGATATTCTAATTCATCTTCATCAGCCCGGTACCAAAATCCTCCCATCTCAGTTAATGCAAGACCGTCCTTTATAAATATAAGGCGGTCATCCTCATCTTCGCCGCCTCCTATGGCATAAAAGAAAGTGCGGCTCTCCCAGCCATTTGCTAACAGATATTCTTCCGTTATAGGCGTTTCGCTCATAGCTTTACCTCCAACTCTTCGCCGGTTAGGACGAAGATCGTATTTTGTAATTGATGCAAATATTGCGGGTGATTTTGCGAAAGGGCAGTTTTTAAAAAATGTACAGCTACCTTTCCATCTTTATTGATAAATATATCGAAGGCATAGAAATGGTCGCTGCGGTAAGCCAAATAGCCGTTGACATCTTTGTCCTCATTTCTTTCAAACCCGCACTTTCCCAGGATCTCAGGCGTGAGGGGGATGGGGTAAATGTCCTCGAACTTGCCGAACCCTATGCCTGGATTGTTTGGAGCGGCGCCATAGGTTATTGTCTGGTATTCCGCCTCAATGCCTTGCTGAATAATCGTCAAGACTGTCGCGATGCAACGAGCCGGATTGCCGCCGTAAACCTTATTGCCCTTCCTCAACTCATTGGGTTGTATCATATGTTTTTCTTTAAGAACCTCCTGTATTTTGCGATGCAGTTCGTTGATCGGCTCAAGATTGAGTGACATTTGATCAAATTTAGCCTAAAAAGTGGTTATTTAAGAAAGCCAGAATAGCTTTTTAGCCCATTTCGGCGGCTTCTTGTCCCGCTCGTTCAGATAGATCAGATAGCAACCAATGGCCAACCAGGTAAAGAACACTGTCGGGACCGGCCAGCAGACATCCTTGAAAAAGAAGCTGAAAACGACAATGTCCATTGCCAGCGGGATTGGAAAGACGCTGAACATTACAGGGATAATGCAGATGTTCTCCAGCCATTCCCGGCGATCCATGTGGAGGTGATGAGGGTTCATAGCTACTTCCTTTTAAATCCGCAATAGGGACGACTTGTTATCAATCACTGGTGTTGAAAATAGCTTTTGGAGATCCCAACCGGATTGAAATCGTTTCCTAACAACTTGCTGAGGTAGATTATATAATTCAGCCCACTCCGTTAATGCTCGTTTTTGTCCATTGAACACGATAAATGTAGTAGTTCTTCTGTTCCTCATGTTGGCCTTTGGAAGTACAAATCTGCAATTTAATGGCTCATAATTGCCATCAACATCAATTCGATCAATTTCAAGATGTTCAGCCCATCCATTTGCTATTGCCCATCGAAAAAAGGCCTTTTTGTCCTTCAGCCATTCATCGCAAACAACTATTCCCCTAGCACCATAATACTTATACCCAACTGATTTTGGATTATAGCATCTGCCTTTCATGGATGAAAGAACTTTGTAGATTTTATGATCCCAAATTCCATCTGCCTTTCTATGGAAGCAACCGCAACTTGTGGTGTTCCCGTTCTTTAAATTTTGCAAACGATATTCGCCGATTTTGCCACATTCGCAAATTGCGCTTACATAACGCTCGCGTCTTATGCCGCGTGGAATGGCTTCTTCCAATATTGTAAGACGACCGAATTTTCCAGATGCCGGCAAATTGTGTTTTCCCATAACAGCTACTGATTTACGTTAGTAAATATAATCTATTTTCTGCGAAACCCGCAGCTCAATATATTCCAATCCGTATCCCGCCTTCTCACAATATCCTCGTGCTTCGAATGCGCTACCATCCGCCAGCCCATTTTCCACATCCATTTACGCATGGATTCCAGGGTAAAATGGTGAAGGTGCTCGTGGGGCTTGCGATGTGGCCATGTCGGGAACTTATCCCATCCAGGAAAGAAAGGCAGGCTCAGGACAATGGTTTCTGCCCTGAGATCCTTCACAAACTGGATATTGGGGTAATGCTCCAGGCAATCCCAGAAGCAGATTACATCACACACGATATTAATATCCTCCACGAAATCGCATCCGGCCGGGACGGGCACTTTGGAAATGTCATGCCCGTAGACCACGGGGACCTGCTTTTTGGCGAACTTCATAAAGGCACCATTTCCATAACCTACGTCCAGGATAGACTGGATAGGCTTACCATGAACACCGGTGGAGAAAGCCAGCCTGAGACCCTGGAGCAACTCAGACCGCCTTTCATATTCCGGGGTGTCATAGGTCGCGCAGTAGGAGGCGTCGTACGTATAGGGTTTGGGTTTTAGCTGGTGGAGAGCGCCATAACGGTCAAATTTATACTCTTCACCGTCAATGATCAGTTTTTTCATTATTGCTTGCTTTTATTTCTTGAATAATTCCATGACCCGTCCAGATGGCGATCAGTTGATCCCGCATACTGGCCGCTCCGGCCTGCTCTCTGTGTTCCGCTCGTAAAGGCTTGCTCATATGAGCCAGATGTATATCAAATCCTATCCAGCCTGTATGATCAACAGATGTGGGTGAGATAGATACGATGTGGTCGGTTTCTATCACATGCCAGGATATAAGAACTTTCATCTTCTTCTATTTAATTTTCTATTGGATAGCTTGTTTTTACGGCGATTCTTCGGAGCCACAAGCCGCGGAACTTTCATCATGATGACCATGGCAGTCAGCATATTTTGTGTGAAATCATCGCATGCCATTCCAATCCTTAGTGTTTCGGATCGCCCAACCCATCCTTTATCATACGCTAGAATCATCTTACGGACGCCATCCATTCCGATGTCGTCGGCAAATTCCTGGGAGAACCGAATCATTTTCCGCCTACTTTTGGTCCTTCTTTTCATACTGTTTATATTGGTTTAAGTCATGCTCATTTGGTGTCCTCATCATGCAGTTTGTCTTTGTCGGCTTAAAAGCACAGAGGTATTCTTTACCTAATCCCTGCGCGATGACAAGGGCCACGCCCTGGTTGCAGTACAGCGCCCTACATCCCGCGATCAGCTGCGCCATTTCCAGCAGGTCCATGGTCTTTTTCCATTCAATCTGTCCTGCTTCCCGTTCGAACAACTCATGATCCTCCGGCAGCCCGATGAAGTAGACCGGACGGGGTATGCTATCATAGATCTTCTTCCAGTCCACCTTTGACCCATCCCGCCAGCGCCATGAAAGGAAGATCAGGCTATAATCCCCCTGGCTGACCGGAATATTATGCAGCCACGGCCTCCGCCACTCCCGGTAAAACTTCCTCCAATGCGTCAGCATCGAGAACATAATATGGTTGCGGCCCCGGCCTCGTTCGTGACGCCATGTATCCAGGTCGTAGTCGAACTGCAATCCGTCCTCGTAAATTTCGAAGTCGAGACCGCCCTTGGTCGGCAGGCATTCGATGCCTTGAAGTTCAAGTAATGGTTTTAAAACAGAATGCATACTGCCAAATGGCGGGTGATAAAAATTCTCTTTAATGTATAGGCGGGTAACTCCCAAAGCCCTCATGACCGGGATGCTGTATATGGCATCACCCACACCGCCGCTTATCGCTGCTGTCTTACCCATTGGCCATGAATTTTCCTGTTGCTTCATCGCGCCTTACCTTAGATTTATAGCCTTTTAGAAGTTGCCCCACTCGAAGTCCCTGTCGCATTCCATCTGTCATTTTGGTGAGGCCGGTTTTCCAAGCATGCTGACAATTGAGCTGATCCGTTGTCCATTCTAAGTTGGACGGATGATAGTTTAATTTATTCCCGTCGACGTGGTTGACAACGGAATAGTTATTCGGATTTGGAACGAACACGGTGGCGACAATTCTGTGAACATACTTCATTTGTTTATTAAGGTTGATTTTGAAATAACCGCTATTAACAAATGGAATTAAAATCTTTTCGGGCTGAACTCTACTAAAAAAGTTGCCATTAATATCTCTCTGATAAATTATGCATTCATTAGATCGAATTTGCAAATCTTCGCTAATTTGATATTTGCCTTGATAGCCCGGAATGTCATGCCACTTCATAAAAATTAGATGGTTGCAATTAAAAGGTTATTCCTCACCGGATTGGCCACATACTCGAACTTATACGCAGGGTTGATCAACCATAACGTATTCTCAAGCGTATGTCTTGACCAGCCGGTCACATCTGGATGGGTAAGGACCAAGATGTCATCTATTAAAATTGTATGTGTCTTTACCGGATGCGCCGCAATCTGCTCTAACTCCTCAAATAAAGGAAACGGACAACCCATTTCAATCTCATCCTCAAACAATTGGCTGTGTGCATCCAGCCAGAAGGTTATCGGCTCCTGCACACCGCCGAATAGTTGGTAGAAATCTTTTGAGCTATCCCCCTGCCGCACGTAGATGTTCGGATATTTACCGCGGTAGAGGTCGAACCGGTTATGGCAAAAGGTTACGTTCTCTTTATCAATGTCCATGGACCGGATTTGCTGGAAACCGGCGTCGAGGGCCTGCTGGATCGCGTCGCCTCTGTAAGATCCACTTTCACAAAAATAGCGGTTGGGGTATTTGGCTAAAAGGTTGTATGATGGGGGTAGGCTCATAAGTAAAAGTTTATTTGCGTTATGTTCATGAGGATATTAGGACCTCCGCCACAGTTTTCAACCAATGATTTCCAAGTATACTTCCATCCGTCTTTCGTCTCGAATGCCTTTACCTCGAATCGGGCATTTTTCAGAACCAGCGTTCCTGTCTGTGTATCCAAAAAGCCCGCTTGTAATAATTTTTCTTTCATGCCATCAATTTTTCAAGTTCTTCCACCGTCTCAATCTTAAACCCCGCCGCATCCTTGTAATACCACCAGTAGACGCCATCGTATTTGATGGTGATGCCATCCTTCACATAGCTATTGCCGGGCGCATTTTGGAATCCCATTTTATTAAGGTAAAAGGCGTTTAGCAGTCGAGGCGGCGCGTCTCCTTGGAGATATTCTACCAGCATGGGCGTTCCTCCGGTGCTATATTCCATGCGGCGGATCATATTTTCTTATCCAGTTTATAGACGTCCTTCACCCAAGCAAATATTTTCTCTGGCGTCGTGAATTGGCATTCCTTGAAACTACCATCCTGAATAATCGCCGGGTCCGCCCAGGTGCAAGCCAGCCGGGGCAAAGCTGGCGGGTAGAACATAACCGATGGCCTGTGAAGCAACCCCGACAATATTCCCAACCCAGAGGGGAAATAAAACCCATAGGCCAGGACCTTCATCATCTCAATGACGTACCCCAACGGTTGCCCGATCGTTGAAATGTAGGAGATATGATGCCGCTGGAGCAGGTTCCGCAGATTGCCCGCCAACTCTGCATCCCATTCCGCGCCGATCAGGATGAACGTTGCTTCAGGGATCAGGCCCTTGACCAACTGGATGAGCTTCAACCAACCATGCTCATCCCAAAAACCCCAGTTCCTTGCTGTGGAATAGGCGGACGCATAGATGCCGATATATGGGCCAGCAGTAAAGCGTTCCTTGACTTCCGCCTCCCAGGCCTGCGTCTGAAAAGGTAATTCATAGGATGTTGGCAGGTCGGGGAGGAGGTTTTCTATTCGTTTGCCTGCCTCCAGGTGCTCATTGGCGGACAGGTAAAAATCATCCTGCCGAATGGCTTTCCAGATATTGATGTGACGGGCAATGTTGTTGGGCTTGATTACGGAATATTGGAGTCCGGGCTTGTATTCGCAGGAGGCCGTTACTTGGGGCAGAAGATCGAATACCTGCTTTCCCCGGCGCGGATTGCCATCATGAATTTGCCAGTGAAATTTCTCGCCGGTGTGGATGAGCTTCTGGATTATCCAAAGGCTGTCACCGATGCCAGGATTAGTCTTTATTGTCCGCATCTTCAGTTTTTGGTTGCTCTTTAAAAATCCACTTCCCAATTATCCATATCCCATGCCCAGCCAATACCACTGGCCAGAATATTGCTACCAGGATATGCCGTAGATCGTAGTATGCCTTTTTGCCGTCCTCATGGTCGGAGCAGATTACGAATAGGGCGATACCAGATAGCAGCAGGTATTGGGCTATGGAGAGAATGATCCAAATCATGCTTTAACGGCTTTATCTTTTTTTGCGGGCTTTTGCTTGGACATTTCAACATCCCCTTCATACTGCGAAGCCGCGGGATACAATAGATCCATCACCGGCACAACCTTATCCACCACCCCGTCCGCCGTACTGAACCATTTGCGGTCCATGATGTCGCCGAATGTGAACGGCTGCCGCAGTTTCAGGTCTGCGTACTCCACTCCCTTAATTCCGGCCGCATTACAATACAAACTCTGTAGGCAATAGCCATTTGGCTGTGTCCAGTTGATACGCTTCAAGGAATGCAGGATTTTGCGTTTCAAGGTGATCGGGCAATGGGTATCATTGTTCCGCCCTTGCGGCATGATCCTCAATGTATTGGCTACCGTCTTTTGGTAGGTCGAAAATCGGCCCAAAGTATAGAGCTTTTGCGCCAGCGGCATATCCCAGGCATATTCTTCCACCCAGGATTCGAGTAGATAATAGTCATCCCCACAATAAACAAATTCTTCTTCCGGGCATAATAGCAGCTTTTCGAAGATATTCCGCTCCCTCATTGCTGTATCCGGGACGTCTTTGGCTGGAATATGCTCTACGTTTTTGATCCAATTGGGTAATGCCCCGATGATATAGACCTTTTCTGGCTTCATGAACCGCTCAAATCCCCGTAGGGCATAGCGCAAATCCAAGTAATTATTGTCTGAATGTTCGTGTAACGGGATGGCTAATACCATGAAAAGATCATTAAAGTGATCAAATGTAGGGAAAAAACGAAATAATGTTCAAATATTTCAGAAATTTCTGAAAGTACGGAAAGAAATTATTTTAGATTTGATACGTGGACAATCCCCCCAAGCGAGATAATGGCAAGAAACTCATTGAGAACCGTTGTTCTTGTGGACACCTCATGTTTAAAAGTCGTGGCTTGCTGGGAGAGATCGAATTGAAGTGCGGAAAGTGTGGGAATATCAATACGATAAAGATTCAGCCAGAAGGTCGGCCATACCAGGAAAGAATGGGATTGGCCCGTAAGTGAACCTCCGCGCTGCGGTAACTCAATAAAAAAGAACTCCAAAGAGGGTCAGCTTCATCATACGATGATGGCTGGCCCTCTTGTCGTTTATGGCAAATAATGGCATCATAAAGGCAGGGCAAAAATTAGTCCAGGGACTTTCCCAAAAGTTCAATGGTGATCCTTATATCGCGGAAGCCGCTGTCCTGGTGCCATCGCAGTTTCGGGACAATGCCGGGAACCCGAATTGGTTCTTTGGCCCCAATGGGGTTGACTACCAATTCCAGTATGCGGATCTGAATAGCGCATCCACCGCCTACTCCCGCTGTCCCCCGCTGGCAGCCGTGATCAACCGCAAGGCTCAGGCTTTTATCAACGGGAATACCGTATTTCTCAACTCCAAAGGAAAGGATGTCAGTAAGACCGACTCCATGGCCAAGCGTATCGGAACGTTGCTGAGTAAACCCAACCCGCTGCATTCCTGGAAATCCTTCGAGGCTCAGAATTATATCTACCAGCAGCTTTATGGCTTCTGCATCGTGATGCCCATCTACTCCTTTGGGTTTGAATCCTTGGGACCGGCCTATGCCAGCTCGCTATGGAATATCCCTTCATACATGGTCAGCTGCCGGGAGGTGACGAACAAGGAATGGTACAAGGCACAAAGCATATCGGACATTATCCCGACCATTCGCCTGAAGTACAAGGATTTGAATGTCGAGATACCAACGGATCAACTGTTCATCTTCAAGGACTTCACGCCCAGCATGGACAGCGTGGTCTTCCCGGACAGCAGGGTGAAGGCCCTGAGGATGCCGATCAACAATATCATCTCTTCCTACGAATCCCGCAATGAGCTCATTAACTATGCCGGCAGCCAGGGTATCCTCACCCCGGAAATGGACCAGATCAGCATGATCCCGCTGCGGGATGAGCAAAAGGTCCAATTGCAACAGGACTTCCGCCGGCAATATGGTATCAAACGTGGGCAATCCCGCTATATCATCTCCCCTGCCCCGATGAAGTGGCAGCCGATGGGGAAGGCTACCAAAGACCTGATGCTATTCGAAGAGATTAGCGATGATATCATGCGCATTTGTGATGGGTATGTATATCCTTCTCCGTTGCTGAATAGTGAGAAAGGACCATCCGTCAGCAATACCGACAGTTATAAAAAGCAGGTATACGAAGATGCGATCATACCAGAATCCCTTTCAGTATATGAAGGCTGGAATAAGTTCT